TTTCTTCCTTGTATGTATAGTTAATAAAGTTAGGTCGATACGACAGATGATTAGCTATCTTTAGAATACACTCACCCAAATAATTACTAATCTGAGGTTTAGGATCATCCTCTTCTTCAGCTTCTTTTAACAATACTTTTCGTTCTACTATCGCTGCCAAAAATTTCTTATTATCTACATAATGGACTTTCTTCTTCTCTGCCATGGGGCTCTCCTTACGGAGGACTTAATGTTGAACTGGGCCAACATAATCACTAAACAAACCAATAACAACTTCTACAGCATCTTCAAGATTATCTAGACGCCATGAAGCATTATGTTTGATAAGAGGATGATCCATCAAGTACTTGTCATCAGAAACAACTATCAATGGTTTTCTCAAACCAATAGCCCAACCAATTTCAATAGTAGTGCCATATGATGGTCGTCTATCATTTAGTTCTTTAGGTAAATATGCTAAAACCAAATCACAAGATTCAGTATCTAACCAATTCTTTGTTGCAATTGCTCGAGGATCTGACCACATCTTATCAGTAGCTCCCTCATCAGTATAAGTCATCCCTTCCTTTACGGGTTCACATCTCAAAGGTGAAATGCCTATAATACCATGAGGCAACATACTAACCACATAATCTCGCCAACTTGTTGCTTCTTCCTCTGTACAGCCTGCAATAGGTCCTGCCAAATATATATACTTCTTCATAAATTAAATGCCTTTTGTGTTAAGACATCTATAATTATATACTAATTAAAGTAGATTGTCAAGCATTAATCTAACCCAACTTCGCTCCAATTTATATCATTCCAACCAACATCTCTAGGCACATTTACAGCATGAGCTTTTACCCTAGGCCCCACATCATTTATCAATATTCTACCGCTATCCGCATACCCCATCAAAAGCATATCAAATGGTATCCCTAATCTTCGGAGTTCTGATTCAGTTCTTTCTCTTACCGATTCTCGTCTACCAGTAATAAGGATAATTCGATGGCCTTTTATCTCCCAGCTCCGCATACGCTCAAGGACACCGGGTAATAGCTTATGTTCTTCTCTAACTATTCCTAAATGTCCTAAACCTGTATACTCTGTTAAAGTACCATCAATATCACAAATAATTGTTTTCAATATTTTTTACAAAAAGGCCTTGACATCACGGCAACAAGTGTGTATAATTAGCTGTGTTGCTCCTTTAATGAAGTTTAGATTTATCCAAAGGAACAACATTAGAAGGTATATCAGATTCCTTTAGAGTACCATTGGAACCAGAAACAGCATCAACCAATTGTTCCATATTATCCTGCATCTTCATCATGGCTTCATCTTCAGCTGTAGGCTCATGAGATTCCTCTACCGATATCCTTTTACAGATGTGTTTATAATAAAGAGTTACTTCGGGTGCTAGATCCCCTAACGAAAGTATCTTTTCTTTTAAAATTAGAAAAGACTTATCGTGTGTAAAATTCATCCAGCGTTGTAGGCCTGTGTGTTCCACAATGTGATTTTCGGCCTCAACGATTTGATTTTTCACCACAGACATAGGGTACTCTACCACTAGAGCATCTTTATACTCCTCTAGTATTTTACAGAGTACATCTTCCCCATTAACCATTTTAATGACTTTAAATGGGTTACCTGTATTGTATGCTGTTTGTTCTGGCATATAACTATTTATTAAGATTTCAATTTGATAGGAACTATTTCATAATCAAATTCTTGTTTCGAGTAAATCTTAACTCTTTCCTCCAAATGCTTTAATGTAAAGTTCCTATTCTTATTATAACTCATATCGTCAGCAATGTCAAACAAATTACACTCTGTTTTATCTTCAGCTAATCGTAACCCTCGACCTATGGACTGAAGTACTTTTATTTGTGATTTGTATGGGCTTGCAAAGATGATATTATGCAATCGCTTGATGTTGATACCCATAGAGAATACGCCATACGAGGCTACGATGATAGCATTCTTTTCTTTCTCCACTAGTTCCCTTACCTTTTCCCTATCTTCAGTTGGTGTGGCACCATAGATAAGATGTACAGTTCTATCTTCACATAATTCTTTAATGATAAGGCATAAAGGCACTAATTGTTTTTCTATATATTGAGCTAGTATAAGAGTATTACCATCTAGTGTAGCAGCCAATTTAGAAATGAATAAATTTCTTTTTCTATTGGTAGCTAAATATTCCATTTCTTCTTGATATGTTTTTCTACCTCTATTCTCTTTAGGATGTTGTAGTACTAAACATTTGATATGTAAATTAGATAGATGTTTATCTTTAACTAATTGTGATGTAGTAGTGATTTCTTTATGTTTGGCAAACAAGCCCTCAAGAACTAACTGGTGAATTTCTGAACCATCTAATGTACCAGTAGTACCAATACGATATTTACAGTCGTGAAGCTTAGTCATTATACCAGTAAGAGATTTGGCTTTTGCAAGATGACATTCATCTACAAAGACAGCACCAAACTGACTGAAATATTTTTTATCTAATTTATAGATAGACTGCCAAGTGGAGATAACCACTTCTTTAGATGTATTCTTATCGGCCCCTGCATAGAGTTTGTGACAGTGTTCGTCAGGGAACCAGCCGTAGTCGGCAAAATCTCCATACATTTGCTCAACCAGATTGGTAGTAGGCACAACTATTAAAACTTTTTTATACTCTAACTTTTTTGCATAGTAACGAGTCAGAGCGTATATAATAAATGACTTACCGGAACCAGTAGGAGAAAGAATAAGACCTCTATGTGATTCCAAAATAGTATGTATTGCATCTATTTGGTAATCTCTTGCTTTGAATTTATTTTTTTGTAACGAACGGACAAACTTGGTGGTAATTGATTTGTCCAGATTTCTTTTAGAAAAATCTGTATCGTAGGTAACTTTATATCCTTGCTCTTTGAGAAACTCCTTGACATAAGGTAGTAGTCCAAAATAGATTTTACCAGTACCAGGACTAAATAATCTGATTTTACCATCCCATAATCTATTTCTGACCGACGGCATAAACTTAGCGTTGGGAACTTCAAAGGTGAAAAATTCCGAAAGTTCTCTTGCAACTGACGGCTCACATTTGATACGGAGATATACTTCATTAAACTTTGAAACTGAGATTTCCATTATTCACCATGAAGAAATTTTTTCCATTCTATAGTATTACGAATCGTCCAATTTCGATTAGTAATCTCACGCAAAACCTTCTCAAGATAATTTACTGTAGTTTCTAAGTAAGCCTCCTTTTGTCCTAGCTGCTGTAATTCTTCATCCGAATCTATATAGATTCCTACATCTGCTCTCAACACCTTCAAATCAAAGGGGCGTTTTTGGTACACTTCAGGTGCAGCTTTACCTGTATAGTATTCCCACTTCTGACGATGAAGGATTTTATAATCGTCCTTCGTCTTTCTTAACTGTAAAGAGTATTTGGTATAATGCTTGAGGTACTTATTATGTAACTGCGGAGTTCTTATACTTTCCAAATCCAATTCAGTGTCATCTATTTTCAAATCACGATCTACGTCATTTTGTAATTCAATTAAATCCATTTTTTACTCCATAATATAAAGGTGAGAAGGTAATCAGAGGATAACCAACCCTTGCCTATACTACCTAAATATACTTCCATCAAACATTGTTGGAAGATAACGTACTTAATCCGATTACCGTAACTACCTTCTCTGGATTATTTATACAGCTTGGATTGTATAAAAAGGGTAAGCAAATGTCACATTACACTGTACATAACTTGTATCAGTTTCTTGCTGACTATAATCTAATGAACTAATTGAAGTAGGAAATGCATCTCTCATAGTAATAGTAGCCACAGGATTATTCTTACTACTCAAAATAAAGAGTTGTATATCACAATACAATTGTCGATCAGATGTATTCCCAGTTCTTGTTTGTGAATCTTGATTATCAGGTGGATAGAATGAAGTAGTTTTACCAGTATTTAATACATAGTCACTGGTGATGGCCATAAACTGTTCCATATTTTCTGGAGGAGCCATATTCACTAACCAATTATGTAACTCCATAAAATTCTCTAGCTTCTCATCTACTAGAAACGTCATGCTAAAATTATCGTAGGTAAGTTTCTCACCCACGACAGGCATATCAATCAGTGGAGTAGCGACAACGCCCTGGCCCATAGTGACACCAGGGACATTGCAGCTAACTACAAACCATTCTACTAAAGGAAATATAGGTATATAAACTTTAAACTGATTACTTTGTGCATAATCAAATACCGTAGGCTCTCTAGGGTTAGTGTTTAATTCAGTATCCCCAGCTACGCCTGTCTTTGTCCTTACAGTACTAACTGATGTAGGTGGTACATCCTCATTAGGAATATATACCATTAGGGATTAGCACCCGACCAACCATTTCCTGTACCAATTGTAAATTCTACTTTATGATACTCTATTACTAAAGTAAAAGTACCACTAGCATTGGTGACAAGTACATCTCCTGTTATACCGCCTGGTAAAGCTCCTGATGGTGTAAAAGGTGGTTGAGTACCAGTTGCAGCTCTTGCTACATTAATAGCCGGTTGACCTGGCGAATAACCATATGTTCCACCAGTTCCACCACATATAAATGCTGTTTGATTTGATGTAGCATCAAACAATATATTAATAGCTACTGACGCTAAGCTTGTCCAATAAATTTTTGCAAGATTTACTAAGCCACCTGCTTGATGGCCTATCAAATCAGAAACATCTAATAGTTCTACGTTTGTATTTGCTGCTGCCGCACAGGTATATTTACATATAGTCTTATACCT